CGCTAAGACCAAAGATAATACAGTCTTCAACTTCTCCCCTATGTTTTTTAAGATCATAAAGATACTCCCTTTTTATTTGTGCGTAAGTCGGTGGTATGTTTACATTCAAATAAGCCATTCATTATTTATACACTTTTTTTAAAACATGTCATCAGGTTCGTCGGATATATCGCCCCAGTTATCTCCTACTTCATAATCTACTTTATTAGGCACTTTTAGCTCAACACAATCTTCCATAATTTCTTTTATTTTTGTAGCTTGTTCTGGAGACTCTACAGATATATCTAACTCATCGTGCAATTGTATTAAAGGTGTTATACCTTCAGCTCTTAAATCAACCATTGTTTTCTTTGTCATATCAGCAGCTGATCCTTGTATTAATTTATTTAAAGCTTTGTATGTAAAAGCTCTTCTAATTCCTGGTCCGTGTTCCTTGATTGCTTCTTCATGTTTCAAAGGTTTATGCACACCAAAGTAATTTGGTTCCCACAAATTAAATCTACATCTACGACCAAGTAAAGTTCTTATTTTACCAGAATCTTGCGCCCTATTCATAACTTGTTGTATTAATTGTTTTACAAATGGAACTCTTCTGTGATATTTATCTAACACTTCTTGTGCGTCTACATCATTGTAACCAAGTGAATTTGCTAACTTAGCTTTACCCATTCCATAAAACAAACCAAGATTAATTGTCTTAGCTTCAGATCTACTAATATCTGCTATATCAGCCACAATTTTATGAAAGTCTGCTTTTCCTTCATCATATTGTTCTGCGATAGAGGCCACTCCAAGAACTCCTGGTGTACTTAAAGCAAAATGCACTACCAGCCTAGGTTCTTGTTGAGAATAGTCAAAACAACCCCATCTATGGCCCTTCTCGGGTACAAATATAGCCCTAACTCCATTACCTATATCTGTATAATTTGGAATCTGTTGAAGGTTTGGATTAGAATAAGACAGTCTACCTGTCACGGTGCCTCCAAAGTCACCTTTTAACTGATGTATGTCAGAGTGTATTCTACCATTGTATACAAACTTTTTTAAAGAATCTACAAAAGTGTTTCTTAATTTGTCAGCCTCTCTAGCACTATTGATTGCTCTTAATACAGGGTCTTTGTGATTTTTTAAATAATTTTTTGTAAAAGAAGGTTTTCCTGTTTTCTCTGTTCTATCAAAATCATCTATGTTTCTAGCGATACATGCTTTTTCTATACTAGATGCAGCCCATACTTCAGGATAAAAACCTATCTCTTCGTGAACTCTTTTCATATAAGAATCATAATTTTTTTGTAAGGTAGATTCTACTTTTTCAATTTGATCTTCATCTACTCTAACACCTTTTAATTTCATATCTAACAAACATGGAAATACTTGCTGTTCTAAATCTACAATTGCATGTAAATCTTGTGAGTTTATTTCTTTTTTAAATTCTTGCCACAAAGCTAATGTTATTTCAGCATCTTGTTCAGCGTACTCACCTACATACATTGCAGGTAATTTGTACATCTCTGCTTTTGGATCTACACCCCATTCTTTTGCAGCTTCTTTTAATGCAGTCTCATTTTTACCCATGCCAACATAATCGTTTGCAACAGAATTTAAATCATATCTAAATCTATTTTCATCAACTAAAGATGCAATTACCATTGTATCTACAACTGTTCCGTGAACTGTGAGTCCTAGTCTATGTATCCAACACATATCATAAATAGCGTTGTGAAATATTTTTAACGTATCTGTTTTTAAAACATTTGCAAACCAATCAAGAACTTGTTTTCTATTCATGTTAGGTCCTGCTTCGTGAGCTATTGGATAATACCCAGCCCAATCTTTTACAGCTATGGCTATACCAACTACATCTCCTTCGTTTCTTGTTGATGAAGATCCTTTTGTTTTTAAATCAGGATCTTTTGTTTCTAAGTCAATCGAGATCTCATCATACTTTGATAGATCTGGAAAGTGATCAGGTTCCACCCAATCTGTATGTTGTTTAAATAGTGTTTTCATTATTTCCTTTGTGTTCAAAGATATATTTCTCTTCTATTAATTTATTTAGTTTTTCTTTATTACTAAATGCATACAAAGAAGCTTCATATCCGTGCGGAAATATTTCCCAACTAACTAGACTAGGATATATCTCTACCTTAAATTTATATTTACTTACTTTTATTTCTTTTGTTATTGGTTTACTTCTCATCTTTCAGTCTTTTTATTTCTAATTCGCAATAGTGAATTATTTTTTCTAAGTCTTTTATCTTATCTTTTTCAATATATCTACAAACATATTTCACAACGTTTCCTTGAAAAAACGTAAGACCATTCTTTGAAATAAATTCGTAAGGTTGAATCGGAAAAAATTTATAATGTGATCCTCCGACTTGTTTGTCTTGAGGAAAAGCATCCTCCAACATATCTTTATTTGTCATTTGTTTTCTCCTTTATCTTAAAAATTGTCTTGTTAATAATGGAAACACATTTTTTGTACTGTGTTGATATATCATCAAATGTTTTTTTGGTCTTGATGTTGCAACATAAGATACTCTGGTCTCCTCGTCTTCTTGTTTTCGACTGCCACTATTGTAAGATTTTAAAGAGTTTGGTCCCCAATTAGAATCTACAATTACTATGTCAGCCTCCATACCTTTTACAGAATGAATAGGTGCAATTTTTATATTACTCTCTAAATTATTATCTCTCTCCCAACAATGTCTTAGATAAGAATTTAAATGATCATTGTCTCTAAATAATTCACTACTTGTTTCAAATCTTAAAACTTCAAACCATTCTAATTTTGTGTCACCTTTAAAATAATATTTGTCTGTTATATCTTCAAAACTTAAATATAAATCTGGATCTTGTAATTCTGGTGGTTGTGTATCAGCATGTTCCAAAGCTCCTTTTTTTCCATACTCTATTAAACCAGGTGCTAATTTTTTAACCATTTTTAAATATTGTTTACCTTGTATAACTCCACCTGATCTTAAAGTATCCCAAGCTTGTATTAATTGTTTTCTATCTTCTTGATCAAAAATAGTTCTAAAAGAAGTGCCTCTATCGTGAGCATAGTTTTTTTCTTTAAATATAAGACCATGATCTATGCAAAATTGTTTAAATTTATGTGCAATTGCGTTTGTTCTAGCGCACATTATTACATCTGATTTAGAATCAATACTGTTTGCTAAAATTCTTAATGAATCAATAAAACCAAAACTACCTTCTTTTGTTGGATCACATTCAAATTTTGTACCTAATCTGTGTTGTATTTCTCCCTGTATTTTCATTACAACTTTATATATAGCAGGAGGTAGTCTATATGTTTTAGGTAAAGATCGTACACATTCTTTTTTACATGGCCACTTTTGAAATATTCTAGCGTCAGATCCTTTCCATCCATAAATAGATTGATCATCATCTCCTACAAGGACTAACTCTTCAGTATTTCTAGCTATCTTTGATATTACTTGCCATTCTAGTTTAGATAAATCTTGTGCTTCATCTACTAATACAAGTTTGTATGGTTTGAATTCTATGTTTTTTGCTAAAGCTTTTTCTAACATATCATCAAAATCTATCATCTGATAGTGATCTTTAAATTTTGTAAAATTTTTAAATACATAACTTATCTCAGGTCTTTTATATCTGACTCTAGAATAACTCGCATCTTCATCGTAAAAATGAAATATTCTTTGTAATGGATCTTTTTCTATTTTGTATTGACCATTTACTTTTATAGCTTTTTCAAAACCTAAAGAATGTTTCGCTAAACCTATAAGATTCATAATAGCTCCAAACTTTTTATCGTGCTCTTCACTCCAACCCACCGCGACTTCATCAGTGCCATCATAGTTAGTATCTGCTATTTTAGGCCAGTTATCTGGATCTGTTTTTATTAAACCTTTAAAAGTTTTCTTTGCACTCTCATTAAATATTTCAAATTGATTTAAGTGATCTTTACAAAACTTGTGTATTGTTTTTATAGACTCTGCTTGCTTTTCAGTTAAAAACAAAGATAATGTTTTGTCATTAATTGCTCTATCTTGTAAATTTTCTACGGTAGCTTTTGCAAAACCTATCATCAAAACTTGATCAAAGTGCATTCCTGCTTCAAAATTTCTTTTTAACATTTTTAAGATTTCAGTTGTTTTACCACAACCAGGTCCACCCAATATTTTGTAACGTCTTTTATAAAATCTATCTATCTTAGTAGTCATTCTCTTGTCTTTCTGATTTAAAGTTTAAAATATCTTGTTCTACTTCCGGCTCTCTACCAAAAGCAACTTCATCTAAAACATATACCCATTTCTTTACACCTTCTTTTATATGAAATTTTTCTCTGCCAATACCTTTACATTTTTGTAACATTTGGTGTGTTAAATCTACAGATAACTTCCACTCTTCCATTTGTAAATGTTTGTAAAATCCATCAAATATAAACTTACGTTTACCATTACCATCACTAAAAGGTCTACCCATTACAATTTGTTTTCTATCTTTTGTAATTCTAAGATTAAAACAAAAATCTTCTAAATGAGATTTTAATTTAAACTCTGGTAAACTTTCTTCTGGTGCATCTATTGGTGTAGCTTTTTGTTGTAAAGTTCTTATTTGTAAATCCCAGTTTTTTATTTTTGGTGGAGTCTTACCTGTTTGTTCTGTTGCTGCTTCTCTTGCTAAATCTTGTTTAACTAATTCTTTTGAATACAATCTTACTTCATCACCATTAAATCCTAAATACCATATCTTTGGACTTGAAGTTACAAAAGATAAAGGTCCTAATACTAATTCATTATCTATTCCACCACCAATACCTAATTTTCTTTTTACACATTCTTCTCTGTTGCAATATGTTTTTAACCAATCTTGATCACATCTATATTTATAATCTTTTTTATCTCTAGAACCTATTACATTATTAACTTCGCTATAACTCATTCCTTTTCCAATTGGTTCAAAAAATTTTTTGTTATAGTCTAGTGTTTTATCTTGCCACTCTTCTGGATATCTTAATTTTATATACTTTGTCATATCTAAAAGAACTTCATTTCGTTGACTTTTAGGCACACCAAATTTAGCTAACGCTTGCATACAAGGAGGACCATCTTGAAACCAATCTCCAGAGTCACCTTCATCTATGTTTGATTTTAATTTTTTTAATTGTGCAGGAGTAACTTTATTTCTTTCGTAGTGTTCAAAGAACTCTTCAATTGTGGCGGCGCTGCCATCCTCCTTTATCATGTATCGTTGTGTATTTTTAACATTGTAGTATGGTAAGTTAATCCAACTACCTGCAGACCCTTTTTCTAAATTTAAATATTTTTGAACTGGAAATATTTTATCTGGTTTACAATCACCAAATATATTTTTTATTGTATGTAATTTTTCTCTCAATAATAAGGCAGGAACAGCCTCTGTTAAAAATATGTAAACATGTATGCCCCCACTCTTAGATTTGAAAGGTATGAAAGGTGCGTTTATACTTTTTATTTTTTTAAATAATTCTTCTACGTTTGGTTTATATTCATCTAAATCTATTGCACCCCACATGCAAGTGCTATCACTTCTAATAGGACATAAACCTAAACTATCTGCTTGAATAGTTTTGTTTTTAGTTTTGACTTCAAATTTTGTTCCTTCTAAATGTGCTTTCCACATCTCTTCTGTATGAGCATAAGAAGAGGTAAAAGAGGTTCCAGATTTTTTGCCATCACCAATACTTGTATCTATTTGATGATAACCAAATCTCTCCTCAAGACCTGCGAAAATCTTTTTAAATTTTTCTATCATAAAATGTTAAGTGGGCGTTTCCACTCTCGCTTAGACGCCCACTACCTAGGATACGTTTAGTATGGAGACGATTCAGATTTTTCTTCTGTACCGTGTTTAGCCTCTACTTCACCTTTACCTACAGATTCTGCAAAAGATTTAGCCATGTCATAGATTCCCTTATCTGTGACTGGACCAATCTTGGACACATCCCAACCAAACCATGTTCCTTTATCGTTAGACATCTGAACGGTTGATAGTTTATAAATGTGGCTGTAAGTTGGCGGAGTAAACAAACCATTTTTCCCTTGCATTTTTAAACCCATCATCATTGAGTTCCATTTTCTACTAACTTTTAACTGAGTAGATTTCATAGATATCAATGCTGTTGATGGATTTTCTCCTACTGTCAATACAAAATGACTTGCAGTGTTATCAAGGTAGTTACCATTTGGTAATCTATCTTTGTAGTCTTTACCTCTAGTGGTAGTACCAACGATAGCACTATCAGCGTCATGAATAGCTACAGGTGCACCTGTACTAGTGCCTCTGTCTGCCCATTCAATGTACTGTCTTTTGTAGTGACATGGTACGACATTAATTTCATCGTACAATGCATTTGTAACAGTGTTGATTATTTTGCCAGGTTCTGCGCCCTCAACATATTTGCCATCACGTTTATTAACTTCCGGTGATAGCTGACCCAAAATTTTTAAGAAAGGTAACGCAAGATCTTCCTGCGATATATTCTGGGCTCCTTGTGCTGCATCAGCTTCCATATCAAATGTTGCTA